ATTGGCGTGTAGTGGCGTGTATATTGTGGTATAATCATAATGTGATATACTATATATTGTGGTTGATACGCAGCAGGAGAACAAAAAGAACGTTGCGCAAAATCGAAAAAATGAACTTTCAGGCGTCAAAAGAATATTTCAAGAGTTTATAATTTTAATATTGGTAGAGCTTATGCGGGGAGATAACACGAAATGAAAAGCAGGCGGGCAGCTAGTCGTGATACATGATCTATCGAAAGAATACATGCAGGCTCTGAGCGAACTAATGCAAGCTATCAACCAGGCGGCAGACAAGACAAAAAAACAATCTGACTATCATACAACACGACAAGCGATAATATATAAGCTGATAGCAACTATAAAGGATAATAATAAATGTTAGAGATAACAGATATAATAACAATAGACGCCAGACCACCGGATAAGCGAGCAAGCGGCACTGGGTATATACCGGGCACTCGGCACGGCAACGGAATAAGTAAGTTATTGTATAAGAGAGAACTACCGGACGGAACTTATGAGATAGACACAAATGCAATACAGAATGTAATAAAAGACTACATAGAGACTAATGAATACATAGAGACAGAAGAGGGAAGAACAAGAGGACAGTTAAGCATAACAGGACTAACAAGACACTTAGGTTTAACACGTATTGATACATTGCAGTTATGGGCAAGTGGATACGTGAATAAATCTGATATAGATGATGAAACTGTTACAGCAAATAAGGATCTGTCTGATGTTGTACACGCAGGGATCCTAGCAATCCAGCAATACTGGGAAGAGTCGAGCGATAAATACATGGCTAATAAGCATATCGAGCTAATGAGAGCTTATGGACTCCTACCGGGCAAAGACTCTAATTCGATAATTAATTACGGCACAATGACGCTTGGAGTATTCGATAAATACGGTAAATAGACTATGCAAGACTACAGTAAAAGACCAAAGCGCATAGCATAGCAGCACACACTGCTATTTTTTTATGTGACGATAGACACGGCAGGGCGGATCCTATGCGGCAGGGGGGGGTAGTTACCTAAGACGGGGTACGTCAAACAATAGGGGGGTATATAGTACCTTATACGCCATATACCTAAAAACAGGCTTAGAGCAGGCATAAAACAATATAAGCATACAGAATATACGCATAAATATACATAAAGGCTCAAAAAACACGGCTTAAGACTTTACAGGCTGCATAAACAGTGTATAAACGTAAAAAATCGGGGCTCACGCCCATAAAAGAGGATATATGAACAGAGAAATAGACATAACGTACAACGACGCAGACACAGTACTTATAAACAATTGTCCGCACAATCCGAAGATACCTGTATTTGCTGGTTACACGTCAGAGGACGAAGCAACTCAGCTTAACATATCTTTACCTTCAGACTGGACAGGCAACTTTTACGTAGGAATAAAAGACGACGATTGGGTATGGAGTACAGCGTACACCGACACTGAAATAGAATTTTTGCTGCCGCAGCAGGAACACGGTCAAATTATTATGGCGGTCAAAACCGACACTGTGCTTACTGCGCCTGTGGTACTTGAAATTAGATGAACTGGGAACAAGTAATACAAAAAGCGCTTGGAACTCCGACACCTAAACAAGACGAGTTTCTAACATCGACTACACGATACGTAGGTTACGGTGGTGCTAAAGGCGGCGGGAAATCACACTCCATAAGACTTAAAGCTACGATACTGGCGTTTGCGTTTCCTGGCATACGAATGTTAATAATACGTCGTACCTATTCAGAACTTAGAGAAAACCACGTAATTAGATTACAAGCTGCATATGCGACGTTCCCAAAAGAAATGCGACCTACGTATAACAACGACGACAAAGCGTTTATATTCCCGTGGGGGTCTTATCTGAAATTAGGTTATTGCGCAACAGACGCAGACGTAACACAGTATCAAGGACAGGAATACGACGTACTATTCGTCGACGAAGCAACACAAATAACTGACTACCAATGGTATTGGTTAGATGGTGTAGTACGTGGAGCAAACGATTTCCCTAAACGTACGTACATAACCTGTAACCCCGGTGGCGTAGGTCATTCAAGAGTACAAAAAGAATTTATAAAAAAAGAACTAACGAAAGACCAACGTAAATCTGACTATACGTTTATACACGCTAAAATTTGGGACAACCAACCACTATTTGATAAAGATAAAGGTTACAAAGAAGCGATTGAAGCTATTAAAAAGATGCCTTTAGAACTTGTTGAAAAATACGTAGAGTGTCATAGAAACAATACTTATTACACCGAATCTATAATAGAAGCAATAAAAGGTGATATTGAAAACGCTCTGAAACTGATTAAGCTAGAAAAAGTCAGCAAAGACAAAGTAAAAGAAATCACGCCTGAAATAAATCGTCTTGCTATGGAAGAATCGATTGAAGTAAGGAAACTTAAAAACCTGCCTGAACAACTCCGTAAAGCGTGGCTTGAAGGCGATTGGAACGTATTTGCGGGTCAGTATTTCACCGAATGGGACGAACAAACTCATATCATAGAACCACGTGACATACCGTGGAACTGGCGCAGATCTCTTTCGCTAGACTACGGACTTGACATGTTAGCTGTTCTATGGTTTGCGGTGTCTCCTGAAGGACAAGTCATTTGCTACAGAAGCTACGAACAACCAGACCTTACAGTGTCAATGGCAGCTGAAAAAGTGTTAAGGCTGTCTCAAACTGAACGGATAGAAAAGTTCATAGCACCGCCTGACTTATGGAACAGACACTCCGACACAGGCATAAGCACAGCAGAGCTTTTCCGCAAGCACGGAGTACCGCTTATAAAATCAGGCAACGATAGAATAGACGGTTGGCTGAACGTCAAGGAATATTTTAAGGTAGTCAACGGCAAATCCAAAATGGTGTTCTTTAATACTTGCGAACCTATTATCCGTTGCATACCTGAACTACAGTACGACCCTAAAAAGATAAACGACGTTGCAACCGAACCGCACAACGTAACGCACTCGCCAGACGCTTTAAGATACTGGTGTTCACAGCGTCAGTTAAGCGGTAACGAAATCGTCGAAGAACAACCAGACCCGTTTCACCTTAAAAGAAAGAAATCCAAGAATGTGCCTTTAGAGTACATGATAGGAGGCTTCAAGAATTGATAGAGTTTTTAGTATATATGTGTGCAGGAATAGGAACGGCTGTATTGGCCGTTTTTATGTACCTTAAAGGCGTAAAACACGGAATGAAAATAGTTAAAGGCGTTGACCCCACTTCTAAACCTAAACAGGGAAATCCTGTGATGGACAATATGTATAACTCGATTATGGGTTACGACCCGTACAAAGTAAAGGACGAAGATGGACAAAACTAAAACGTGGGAACAGTACGAAAAAGGCATAGACTATAAAACTCGTATAGGTCTTTATAACACTGTCAACGTAAACGAACGCATATTCAACGGCGACCAGTGGCACGGTATACCGCATGAAGGTTTACCGACGCCTGTTCTTAACTTTACAGACCGTACCGTAACATGGAAAGCCGCAGCAGTAGCAGACCGCAGAACGTCTATGATGATGTTTGCCGAAGGATCTACGCTTGAAGGTGATTTAAAAACCTACATAGACCAACTATCAGCGTACACAAGCACGATTTGGGAACGGCTAGGCATGGACTACAAAACCAAAGAAGGGCTCGTAGACTCTGCTATAACAGGCGATTTTATAATGTTTTTTTGGTGGAACGACCAAATACAGACAGGTCAGGCGTTAAAAGGCGACATTGACGTCGAAATGATAGACAACATCAACTATTATCCCGGGGATCCTAACCAAAAAGACGTACAAAAACAGCCGTATATAATTTTAGCGTTCAGAGAACACGTAGATTCGCTGAAAGAAGAAGCAAAACGCAACAAAATCGACCCTAAGCTGATAACAGGCGACGCAGAAAATGAGTACACCGCAGGCGACAGGGGCAAAATCGAGCTTGACGACGATTCAAAAGTTACTACGTTACTGAAACTATGGAAAAAAGACGGTAAAATCTTATGCGAAAAGTCCGTAAGAAACACCGTTATACGATCAGAATACGATACTAAACTTACTCGTTACCCGATAGCGTTGATGAACTGGAAACCACGCAAAAATTCGTGTCATGGCACAGCAGAAGTCACGGCTATTATCCCAAACCAGATATTTGTAAACAAAGTTCTTGCGCTTGCAATGGTAAACATACTCAATCAAGCGTTTCCTAAAGTCATATACGACGAAACACGCATACCTGAGTACACAAACCAAGTAGGCGCAGC